ACCAGAATTCATTTGGTTGATGGGGGGAGTTGCAGTTGACTCTTTCTTTCTCGACTTATTTTCTGGAGAACAGTCAATTGGAAAGTGGAGGAGATATGTAATTCCTTTTCATAAATATAACTGTTGTGTAATACCGATGTATCACCCATCATATGTCAACCGAAACAAAGATGCTAAACTCCAGATGGTTTTTGAATCAGATTTGCAATATGCTTCGTCTTGTTTAAGTCTTGAAAGACCTGTACAATTTGATTATGAAAACCGTGTCAAAAAATTGACTAACTTTTCGGAAATTATGGAGGCCCTGTATAAAGTAGATAATGAAGCGAAAGAACTCTTTTTTGATTATGAAACATCGAGTTTAAACCCTTATCAAACACCACAAAAGATTTGGTCTGTTTCCTTTGCAACGAATTCAGAAGAAGCAGTTGCTTTTCCTTTACATTACCCTGGAGCGTGGGGAGAGGTTGAAGAATTTGCAATTGAAGAAATGTGGAAAGGTATTCTTAAAAATCCAGAAATTAAAAAAGCATCCCATCATTTAAAGTTTGAAGACAAATGGGGTAGAGGAGTTTTAAAAGCGGAAACTCAAGGGTGGGATTGGTGTACCATGACTACCCAACATATTTTGGATGACAGACCTGAAACTACAGGCTTAAAGTTTCAAGCGTTTGTCAGATGGGGGGTGTTAGATTATGAAAAAGAAGTCCAAAAGTATATTAACCAACAAGATGAGAATGGCTGGAACTTATTATCAAAATGCCCTCTACCAAAACTCCTTGAATACGGGGGACTCGATTCATTGTTCGGATTCAAGTTGTATAAGGAACAACAAGAGCAAATCAGCAGGCAAAAAATACTACAGAGAGGTAACTATTTGTTCCTTCAAGGGATCAAAGCATTGTGCGACGTTGAGGGGACGGGTATTGGAGCAGATGCAGGTTATTACCAATCAGAGAATAAACGCCTCACAGAACAAATTTCAAGCATTGAATCCATACTCTACGCCTGTCCTGAAGCAACCATTTTTCAAAATCATACTGGTAGAAAGTTAAATTTAAAATCCACAAAAGATTTGAACTTACTGTTGTATGATTTGCTTGCTTTAACATCTGTTAAGTTAACAGATGGTGGGAAAAATTCGGTTGACTTTGAATCTTTAAATTTAATCCAGACAGATTTCACACGGAATCTAATTATCTACAGAAAACTTTTAAAAACAAGGGATACTTATTTAGCTCAATTCATAAGGGAAATATGTCCAGATGGGAGAATTCACCCAACATTTAACCTGCATTTTGCAAGAACTTTCAGAAGCAGTTCGGATCACCCAAACTTTCAGAACATTCCAGTAAGAGATAAAGAATCAAAAAAGTCCTGTAGAATGGGTTTGATCCCAAGCAAAGGGAATCAAATCATGGAAATTGACTTTGCCAGTTTGGAAGTCAGGATCATGGCTTGTTACACCCAAGACCCAGTTCTAATGAATTACATTAATGATCCAACTACAGATATGCACAGGGATCAAGCGATAGATATTTTACAGTTACCAGTAGAAGAAATAACAAAGGATTTACGATTTCACACGAAAAATTCCATTGTTTTTGCTTTCTTCTATGGTTCTTATTACAAACCTTGTGCAGAAGGGTTTTGGAAGAACATTAAAGGTTTAACAACAAAAAGTGGTGTGGATATTTACGATCATTTAAAAAGCAAAGGGTTAAATTATTATAAACCTGCAATGATGGTAGACGATCCAAGTCCTTTTGAACATCATCTACAACAAATAGAAAAGAAGTTCTGGAAAAAATATCAAGTAACAAAAGAATGGACTGAATACGAAGAGAACTTTTATTTACGTCATGGATATGTAGAGTTAAAAACTGGTTTTAGAAGAGGTGGGTATTTACGAAAAAACCAAATAACCAACACACCAGTTCAAGGCAGTGCTTTTCATTGTTTACTTTGGTCACTTATAGAATTGAACAAGGAGTTAAGAAAATTAAATCTTAGAACAAAAATAATTGGTCAGATTCACGATAGTATTGTTTTGGATGTTTACCCACCTGAAGCACAAGAGATTACACTTTTAGCACGAGATATAATGACTGTTCGACTTAGGCAAGCATGGGATTGGATTACTGTTCCATTAGATATTGAAATTGAAATGACTCCAATTGATGGGGCATGGTTAGAAAAAGAAGAATACAAGGAGTAATAAAATGGGACGCAAAAAGAAAGGCGACATGTCGGCAAACAAAATTAAGATCAGCTTCACAATTAATCCAGAATTGGTTGAAACACTTACTGAAATAGCAGATAAAAATGGAAGAAAATTATCAAGCCTTATCGAAGAAGCAGTTGAAAAATATTTAGAAGGGACTCCGACAAAACCTGTTAAAACCGAAATAAAAAGGAGAGTTTATGTCGAGCCTGCCTCTACACACGAAGTATCGGCCAATTAATTTCGATACGTTCTATGGAAATGACAGCATGGTTAGTTCATTGCTGTCAATCCTAAATCGCACAGAAGGACAACCAAGAACCTTTTTATTTTATGGACCGAGTGGTTGCGGGAAAACTACTATCGCTCGAATTATGAAAAACCATTTGCAATGTTCAGACGAAGATTTCCATGAATACAATGCTTCAAACACAAGAGGAATTGACACAATAAGGGAAATAAAATCGGCTTCTGACTACAAACCTTGGCTTGGAAAAGTCAAAATTTACCTGTTAGATGAAGTTCACAAATTAACTAATGATGCTCAAAACGCAGTCTTGAAACTTTTGGAAGATACACCTGAGCACGTTCGATTTATCCTTTGTACGACTGATCCTGAAAAACTTTTGAAGACAATCAGAACCAGATGCACAACTTTTCAAGTTTCTGCTTTACCATCTCGCTCAATCATAACTCTATTACGGAGTGTTTGCCGAGCGGAAAAAGTTCCTATTGATGGTAATTTTCCAAAGGTGTTAGAAGAAATAGCCAGAGTAAGTGATGGTTTGCCACGGAAAGCATTGGTTTTACTGGATCAAGTTATCGACTTAAACGATGAGGATGCGTTAAAAGCAATCGAGAAAGTTACTCTAAACGAATCAACCACAATTGAATTATGTCGGTTGTTAATAGAAAACATTCCTAATAAGTGGAATCAAGTAGCTGTAATTTTAAAGGGTCTTGAGGAGGAACCTGAATCAATCAGATATGCCATTCTTGGTTATTTGGCTACAGTTTTACTGAATAAAGGTGACATAAAAATTGCTCAACTTATCTCAATTTTTTCAGAATCCTACATGTATTCAGGAAAAGCAGGATTAATTGCCTCCTGTTTTTTAGCGTGTCAGGATTAAGCCTATGCGCATCTATCTTGTCAACAAACCCAGCAAAGTTGCCTGTCAATCCTTGTGGGAATTACAGGCAAACCGATTATTTTCCTATTTCTCCATTATTTCAAAAGATTGTGCATACGGGGAGAAAGAAAGATTTAACGATTTATTGCAATTAATTTTGAAAGAAAAAACGAAAAGTATGGTATAATGTTAGTAAATAAAGCAAAAAAAGGAGGCTGTAATGAGTGATTTTAAAGAAAACATTCAGATTGACAAATATTCTCTTGACCAAGAATTTGAGAAACATCCAATGCTTTACCATGAATTTGCAATGGATATGGTTCAAGCTGAAGATGAAAAAGATCGGGCAAAGGATCAATTAGAATTGCTTAGAGCAGAACTTGATGTAGCAATTCGTAATAATCCGAAAGCATTTCAAATGGAGAAAGTAACGGAAGCGGCAATTAGTTCTACAATCATTCAAACGCAACGATTTAAAGTGGCTCAAGATTATTATAATTCTTGTGTCAGCAATTTCAAAATTTTGAAAGTAGCTGTTGAATCTTTGAACCAAAAGAAAACAGCCTTGGAAAATCTGGTAAAACTCTATCTTGGGGAGTATTATTCAAAGGAGGTGCCAAAGGAGATAAAAGAAAATGCTACTGAACGGGTTGCAGATTTCATCCATGATGACCTTAACAGACGTTCTAAACTACGACGTAATGATAGTTGATATTCTCAAAGTTTGTTTGTGGGGACTTGGAATCCTGTTCGCTGTTTACACAATTCCAAGATTAATTACATTTGCAATATGTATTTCCTATTATGAAGCTAAAATTAAATTTTTTGAAATAATGATTAAGAAAGTGAGGCTACCTAATGAAACTAAGTGAAATGAAAGCGAAGATGCAGGATGATTTAAACAAACGAATTCAAGAATCCTATGATAACCGTCAATCAAGTGGAAAATTCAAGGGAATCTTTAAGGAGGATTTGCAAGTTCCTTTTTGGAAAATTTCTGCTGGTGAACACTTGATTGACATCGTACCCTATCTTATTGGGACAGGAAATCCAAACCCTAAAGTTAAGGCTGGTGAAATCGGTTACGTTCTAACCTTGTTTGTTCACAATGGGGTTGGGGTTAATGAAAATCAGTATATTTGCCTTGCACGAAATTATCAACAACCCTGCCCTGTGTGTGAATACCAGTTGAAACTCAAAAATGCAGGGGAAGATGAAGCCATTATTAAAAGTTTAAACCCTACAAGACGTTGTATCTACAATGTGCTTGTTTATGACGATCAAAAAGAGGAAGATAAGGGAATTCAAATTATGATGGTGGCCCATTATTTCATGGAACGTCATTTGCTTGAATTGTCTAAATCTCCCAGGTCTGGAGGAAAGATTAATTTCACAGCGTATGACAAAACTGGAAAGTCAGTATCTTTTAAACGTGAAGGTGCTGGGGCTAAGAATACCCAATATTTAGGCCATAAATTTGTGGATCGGGATT